CCCCGCCGGTAGGGTTGCAAGAGTCCCGCGGCGACCGCCGGCACCTCTTGAGGTCCCGGACCCAAAGCCACCGGCTCACGCCGCTCAAACCAATGGGCCACGAGCAGCAGGAGCGCCTGGCGGATGGGCTGGGGCACGTCATCTGCCGCAGCGCCGTAGCCCGCCGTGAATGCCACCTCGAAACCATTGAAGGGCCGGGTGACCGCCGGCGGCGTGGCGTCAGTCAGCACGATCCGCACCGGTACCGACAGAAGATCCGCCGCGTAGCCATCCGCCGGAAGCACCGTGGAACCGCCGTCCGCGTCATGGACAGTGACCGCGCTCACCGCCTGCACCGGCGCCAAAGGCAAAGTGATGCAGCAGGCTTGCGGCCAGGCGTCGAGATAATAGGACCAACCTTGGGTGACCAGGGCCAAGCCAAGCGTCCGCTCGACAAGCAATCGCGCGGCGGCGATAAGCGAGGCAATCAGCGTGTCATCGTCGTTGGCGTCGACGCGCAGATGCGCCTTGGCTTCGGCCAGGCTGATCGGCTCGGCGGCGGGCGCCGCCGTCATCACAAGCGCCATGGCTGTGTCCTCGATCTGGCTGTCATGATGCAAACGCGCATGTGCTCAAGTAAACCACGCCCTCAAGTAGGCCGAAGGCCGGTAGGGCATAGAAGGAGCGCGGGTGCGCATCGATACAAGCGCTCACGTAGCGCGAAGCGCGGTAGCGCATCATAAGAAGTGGCGGCCGCGTCGCGTGGGAGGGGCGCGACATGTGCGGCCGCCGGCCCGGCCAGGGCTTTGGGTGACCGAAGCGTTCGCCTACGACAGGCCGAACTTCAGAAGCTTGATGGCGTCGAAGTCCTGCACACCGCCGCCCACGCGCTTTGTCGTGTAGAACAAGACATAAGGCTTGGCGGAGAAGGGATCGCGCAAGACGCGGATGCCCGCCCGGTCCACCACCAGATAGCCGCGCATGAAGTCGCCGAACGCCACCGAGAAGCTGTCCGCCGCGATGTCGGGCATGTCCTCGCTCTCGGCGATCGGATAGTTCATCAGCGTCGGCGACAGGTCCGCGCGCTCCGGCGGCTGCCACAGATAGTTGCCGTCCGCGTCCTTGAACTTGCGGATCGTGGCCTGGGTCGCCCGGTTCATCACCCAATGGGCGTTGGCGCGGTACTCAGACTTCAACGTGTAGACAAAGTCGATGAGATCGTCGCTCGGGTTCGACGCATCGAACGCGCCGGCCGTGCCCGTCGCCACATAGCCGAGATTGCCCCAGCTCCAGGCGCTGTTGTCGACCTTCGTGTAGTCGAGGAAGCCTTTCGGCTTGTTGTTACCGTCGCCGGCAACGAACGCCGCGCCCTCTTGCTGGGCGAAGGCGACTTGGATCTCCTCGGCGAGCCATTCGTCGATATTCACCGCAGAGTCGTCCAGCAGGGTCTGCGTCGCCGACGGCATGGCGTAGACCTCCATGGTCGGGAAGGTCAGCTCGGCAAGCGTCGGCGAGTTGGTCTCCGGCCGCGTCGCCGTCTCGGCCACCCAGCCCGTCGCGGGCCCCACGATGGAGAACGGCTTCTTGTACACGCTCGCGCTCACCGTGCGGTTGCCGGCGATGGCGCGGATCGGCGAGATCTCCTTCACGCCGCGGATCACCGCGGCTTCCGTCTCCGGCGGCACCAAATAGCCGCCGTCCGGGTCGGAGCTCACCGACAGGGCCTTCTGCTCGATGGCATGCAAGCCCACCGTCTCGCCCCGGCGCATATAGCCGTCGAAGGCGGCCTTGTGCTGCAGAAGCGCGCCCGATGTGAAGTGCGGCGCCGTGGAAAGCCGCGGTCGCGCACCCTTCAAGGTGAGCCGGTCCATCACGGCCCTTTGCTGATCGAGCGCGCTATTGATGCGGGCGAGCTTCTCGGTCGTCACCACGTCCGCAGAGACGTTCTGCTCGATCTGCGCGATGCGCGCGTCGTTCTCGTCCTTGAACGCCTCGAAGACCCGCATGAATTCGTCGAAGGCGAGCGCCACCTCGTCGCCCAGGCTGCTCGTGTCGATCACCGGCGTGGTCTCCGGCACCAGGCCCGTCATACCGCCGGCGGTCATGCCATCTTGCTTGCGCCGGTAGCCGCGCGCCTTGGTCTCGATGTCGTCGGGCGCGATGTCTTCCGTCTCGGCGGCCTCAGTCTCATGCACGTCTTGAAGGTCGCTCATGTCAGTCCTCTTCTTCTTGGGGGCGTTGATGTTGGTATTAGAGTCAGCTCTCGCTCTCCCCAGCGAGGAAGTCGTGCGCTCAAGTCGCGCGAAGCAAGGGTGTGCAAATAATGATGGGCAACAAAAACCCGGCGCGATGGCCGGGCGTGACAAAGACGCTGAATGCCTGTTAGGAGCGAGCGCCAACAGAACTGGCAAAAGTCCCGGCGAACATGGCCATGCGCAAGCGAACACCGGCGTGGCAAGCTTCGGAAGGCAAGCACGTCTTCTCGCAAAAGGAACACAGCCGCCGTTTCAGCGGTGCTGACGTCCGGCACATTGCGCGCAACTCCGGGAACTACCCATGATGTCTCGAAGGACCCTGACCATCGGCGTTGCGATCACCGGCCTCATTGCACTCTTCGCAGCCGGGTACTGGGCGATCTTTGTGGGCCCGTCACAGCCCAGCGAAGAGCTGGCTGAAGCGATACAGGAACCGCCACAGCTCCAATGTGTGCTGATCGGATTCACAGGGACACCGCGCTTGGCCGTCGTCTTCAATATCAGCCGGGACGGGAACGAACCGCACTTCGAACAGATCTATCTTGCGGAATTGGACGGCTCACGCAGACGCGTGAAGGAGCCGCCGTTTCCGAAATGGCGATTCGACGCCAACGACGAACCAGTGCGCCTGGAATCGGAGATCGAAGTCTTCGACAACATGACGGCGAGCTCGCATACCGAGAAGATCGCGATCGAGCTCTATAACTACCGCCCCGAGCGCAGTTACAGCGGGCTCATCGAAGTCGGATTGAGGAACAACCATTATAAGAACCTATCCGGATCGTGTAAGCAGTCACGCTCCGTCCCGCTGGTTTCGACAAGCAATTGATGCGGACGCAATGGCCGGGCGTGGATGTCCGCAGTAGCGGGGTGTCGGGGGCCAAATGTGATTTTCGCTCGGAAGTTCCGCTTTCGCCGGAGTGGCGCAGGCAATAAAAAGCCCGGCGCATTGGCCGAGGGAGAGTTGAACAAACAATCTTAGCTCGCAGTGCGCACAGATACGCCAGCTCTGAAACACTCAGTCTCTTCTGACATGGAAAGCGCGCCGCCAGCATTTCCTCCCACAGCGCATCAAGATGCTCCGAACACTGACAGAATCATACGCCGCGAGCCGACATGAAATTATGAGATCGCTAGCGTACATCTGCACGAGGCGCGCCCGTTCCGGATCGGTATCTCGTGAAGCTCCCCCAAACTCTCCTCCGGTGAGCCCATCGCGCAAATCAGCCAGCTGCTGAACCAAATGAGGTTCGCCTTCGAAACCTAACGATGCAAAGAGCCCATCCAGCCGGGTTTGCAGACCAAGTATACGGGCTTCACGAAGATGAATGTTCCGGGCCGCCTCAGGCGACGCATCTATTTGTGCGTCCAACCAATACTCCGAGGCTGTGTTTGCGGCGACATCAACAGCTTCACAAAAATGATCGACTCGAGCGAGCCACAAGTCGCGCCTGTACTGCCACCATCGGATCGTAAGCGCAGAGGCAAAGCCCAGGGCAGCACCAATGAGCAGCTGCGCGGGGTTGAAAGACACCTAAGCTGCCGCAGTTGGGGCTTTTTTTATGTAGCCCCGGATCATTTCTGGATACGCCCTCATGCGCGGGCTCTTTGCTACCAGCTTCAGCCGGTCAAGCAACTCTCTTGGAGCTAGAGAGTGGACTCTGACCAAACCACCAAAGGCTTCCTCGGCAAACGAGGATGGTAGGCCAGCGACGTCATCCAACTCAACTATCACTGTCGTGTGCTGCGCAAGCGCGGGAACTAGACAGTCTTCCCTGAATTGTTCGCCACTAAACGGGCCGTCCGTCCGAAACCGGCCGCCTGGAAAGCGACTGAAGTCGCGCGCAAGATTGATAGTCTTCTGGCCCATACGCCACCTACAGCTCCAGATGCCATGCTACCAGGGTTCCGTTAACAGGAACTGGATGGGACATATACTCTGGCCTGCCACCCTTCTTCTTCCGATACTCACCATGCCGACTACGGATGGCAATCTCTCCGCCCTTGCACATGTCCAAGGCGATTTCCAGCGATTTTAGCCCGCGCCCTCGAAAACTCAATCCGGTTGAGGTCGTACCAACCTTAATCGCGGCAGCTATAGCAACGCCATCCAGGTCGGTGTCTTCCACCGTCGGAGGCGCACCGGTCAGCCGAGCTAGTAGTTGCCGCCATTTGGGAAGAAGCGCCCAATCGTTACGAGGATCGGCAAGCGAGACGGGTATCGTAACACCGTGGTCGTAGACCACGAGCGTGATCGACTTACTGCCCTCGTCCACGGCTCCGGTCATCCACCAACCGGGAACGTGCGGTGGAGGGTAATAGTAGTTCCCCGGGTAGGCGTGGTGTCGCGTGTTGGCTAAAGCCTCAACCACCGCCTCGTATAGCGTTGGGTCGGCAACAATCGCATCCAGACCCAGCTGAAGTAGAAGGTCGCCCACTCTTTCACCACTTGCTCCTGTCCCAGATTCGAATCTAAGCAAGCGCCAGCCGTCGCCTTTCAAGATCGTCGGCTCAGGGTCTTCCACACCGCACATCGATAGGAAGCCGATCTGGTCCAACATTGATCGGACATGAGGGTCCCACTGGTCGTAGTCAATCGCGTGAGGTCTCCAGAGCCCAGACCTTCGTACACGGTCATACTCCGAGGCAATCATCAAGGCGACTGGTATTGCGATCCTCCGGATTGTGGTGAAATCCCAATACGTGCGATAGCCGAAACGGCCCTCCTCTTGTGGTCGACCTCGCTGGTGTCGCATTCGCTGCCAGTTTCCTGTCAGTCCGTCGCGCAAGTGGAGTAGGAAACCCGCAGTCTCATTGTAATTCTCCGCCAGAGATAGCACCTCGGGCATCGGCCTAGCGCCACCTCCCTTCACTCGCGATACCGTGTATTGACCCGATCTATAGAGGGTAACTTTGCGGGACCCTTTTGCAGCGACATGCGGCGCTGCGAACGCGGTGACCCCCCTGGCTTTCCTCTTCTTGCGGATACGTCGCTTGAGGTGCCGCGCGGCCCGGCGCTGCATGTAAAGTCGTTGGCGAAAGGATAGGCGCTTCACACACATAGATTAGCGCGTCGCACGTCATTGCGTCTAACGCTTCGGTTACGCGCCGAAGCCGCGCGCTGGCCAGCCGGCCGGCGTCGTTTGCGAGCATCGCAAAGTCGCTTTCGATGTGTGTTGGCTCGGACGCGCCGCTTAGCGCTGCCGCAGAGCCTCGGTGCCGCGTTGGATGGAGCGGGCGAGACGTCCCAGCCCCGCGAGGTCATGGGGTGCGCGCCGTGTGGCGGGCTTGCGCGCTGGCGCTTGCGTCTTGCGCTTCACCTGGCTGACCCGCGCGGCGGGCAGCATGGGAAACGTGACGACGGAGATTTCCCAAAGATCGATCTTGTCGAGACGGCGCACGCCGGACGCCGGGTCCGTGCGCCCTTGCACCGTCCGGAAGCCGATGGAGAGCCCATCGAGCGCGCCGGCGCGCATCAAGGAGAGCACTTCGCGCGCCCGCGTCACCTCCGGCATGAGGCGGCCGCGCGCGTAAAGCCCGCGTCCGTCCTCGTGGAGCTCGAGCCAAACGCCGATAGGCTCGTTGGGATCATGCTGGAACAAGAGCTTCACGCCGCGCGGGCCGCGCTCGTCGAGGCTGTCGCGGAACGCCCCCGGCACCACCAAGTCCTGGCCGAGATCCACGGCGTTGAACAGGCTGGCATAGCCGGAGAACGTGCCGTCGGCCTCGACGGTCTTGAGATCGACGGGCGCGAACTTGACCTCGCGCTCCGGCGCGGTTTCGCCAAAGCGTTGCAGCATGATGTTGGTCTTTCAGAGTTGGGGCCGGGGTGCCCCGGCGGCGTTGCCGCCCTAGACCCCTTTCAAGGCGACACCGATCGTCAACAACACCCAGCCCAACATGGCGATCCAGAAGGCAAAATGGCCCGTGGCGACGAACCCGCCGCCGACCAGCCCCAAGACGCCAATGAAATAGAGCAGAAGCGCAACGACAGCGCAGACGATGGACAGATAGAAGACGTTCTTCGTCGGTGGTGTGAGCCGTATGGCCATAGGTGCCTCCCGTTCTTTAAAGCCGGGCGCAACCTATCATGGTGGCCTTGGGTGTTCATCCGCCGCGGTGTCGCTCTAAGGCGGCGGCGCGGTCAGCGTGTCGCCGCCCTCCACCGCGCCGTAGCCAACCGCCGCGCGCTTCTCGTTGACCGTCAAGAAGTCCGAGCCTTGCACCCGCGCCCAAAGCGCCTCCCGTTCGGTGGAGAGCGCCTCCACGGCGTCGAGGTCGGGCGTCAGCTCCAAGGAGGGCACATCCATTGGCGTCCCGCGCTCGGCGAAGGCAGGTCCAAGCCAGGCGGAGAGCGCCTTGGCCGAGCGCTTCACCAGCGGCAGCACGGTCTGCCGCCAGAACGAGCGGTTGGCCTCCGCATAGTTCGCATAGGTGTTGTCGCCCGGAATGCCGAGCAGCATGGGCGGCACGCCGAGCGCCAGCGCCACCTCCCGCGCCGCCACGTGCTTCGCGGCGATGAAATCCATGTCCTTCGGCGAGAAGGCCATGGCCTTCCAGTCGAGGCCGCCTTCCAGAAGCAGCGGCCGGCCTGCGTTCTTGGCGCCTTGGAAGCTGTCCTCCAGCTCCGATTTGAGCCGCTCATATTGTTCGGGGCTCAGCTGCCCGTCCTTGGCGGTATAGACCAGCGCGCCGGAGGGACAGGCGGAGTTGTCGAGCAGCGCCTTGTTCCAAGCCCCTGACGCATTGTGCAGATCGACGCCAACCGCTGCGGGCTCCAGCGGGCTCAAACCGTAATGATCGTTGAGCGGATGAAAGAGAGTCATATGCAGGATGGGGCGCACCGGGCCGGTTCCGTCCTGATCGAAGCGCACGGTCTGCCCCGCCACGGAGTACTCGTACGCGTCCGGCCAACCGTCCGCGCCGGGCACCACCTTCATGCGGTCTGGGCG